CTAATCTATATAGTTGGCTATTAGACCAACCTTGACCATTTTGTGTATCAGCCGCCATGCCTTTTGTATGATAAGACTGTTTAGCTGCATTTGGAACTTCGTCATTATGGTCTGGGCATCTGTAAGCATTACTAATAGGTACTTTAAAGCCCATAACGGTAGACATTTCGTTTAATAAAAGAATTAGGTTAGGGTCTATACCGTTTGGCGGTAACTGTCCGCAATGATTACATTTTAAATCATCGTCTGTTGCGGTATAATATTCTTTTACTTGAAATTCTGATTTATTATTGCTTGACGAAGAATTGCTGTTTGAAGTATTGTTCTTGTCTGTTGAATTTGCTGTATTATTTGCCGTTGTCGTATCAGCCATATTTAATTATCGTAACCTTCCTTATATTTTGCCACTTTTCTATTCATTACATTTGAGAGTAAAAATTCTCTAGTATAAGCGTCTAACATTTCTTCATATTCTCGTTGATTATATGCGTTTTGCAATTTAGAATAATCAAACTTTTCCTGCTGCGCTCTTTTTTTAGCCTGCTGATAAATAGATAATTCTATAATATATCCATCTTCATCATCTTCATAATAATATTCTGGATATTTTATAGGCTTTTTTGTTACTGACGAGCGCACCCAATCCCATGGATTACATATTCTTTTTAAGTATAGCATTTTACACCTCGCTATATTTTTTATTTTTAGGCGGCAGCTTTATTATTTCTGCCGCCTATTATTGTTTTTTAAACAAATGCTTCTAAAACGCTTAAGTTTGCACTTTGTTTAATCTTGCTTTGGATAGTAAACGTCATATTGTTTGGATTCAATCTCTTAACGTGGTTATTTACTCTAGCCAATCTTTCCTGCTCAATGCGCGCAAATTCTTCTTCTGATACGCCTGCCGTTTCTAACGAATCTTCCGTTACGGTTAAATCGCGTTCAGATTCATTAATTAATGATTTAGCTAATTCGGTAGCAATATCATCATTTTGGCTTAACGCAATTAGTCCAGATTCATTAAAGTCGCCTTCTATTGCATTTGCTGCTTTTAATTTAGCACTGATTAAAGATAACATCTGTTCTTGTATAGTATCTTTATAATATAAGAAATATACTTCAACAGGCTTGTTTTGATTCAAACGCCAACTTCTTCTTGATGTCTGCCTAACAGTAAATGCTTTAGTGCCGTATTCATAAAATATAATAGTAGTATACGGCAATAAGTTTGCGCCAGTTTCTATCAATGCAGGATTCAATACTACGCCGTCAAAATACTTAGCTTGCTCTAAAAGATATCCCTGCCGCTTATTATTTTTAACAGCATTAGTCATATCAGTTACTTTTAAGCCTGCGTCATTTAAAACTTCTTTTAGTCTATTGCAGATATTAAGCTTGTTTGTAAAATGATAATATATCAAGAACTTTTCGCCTTTTGCTTTCTTTCTCATACAAATATTGATTAATTCTTCTTCTTTGTTCCTAATAAAGGATTCGGACAAATTTCTTGGAGTATAATAATCATCTTTTCGTTCGTCCATTAAAGAACCAAGACCATAAGGCTGGTCTAAATACATATTCATATACATCAAAGCATTGTTTAAATGACTGGCTTGTTTAATAACAACTGAATTATCCCGTTTAATAACGGAAGATACTTCGTCTTTTAAGCGCGTATATTCACTTTCTAATTCTGTATCCATTTCCACTGCTATAGGTATTTCACGGTATGGCGATAAAGAACTGGTTATATCTTTTAACTTTAAGAAAATAGTATTGTCAATAAGATATTTAGAGAATATAGAAGGACTTATCCCCGGCAATTTCTTATTGCTTATTGTTTTTCTGCTTGTCGTTGCAAAACGTCTAATGTTTGCATTATTATATACTGACGAATTTAAAAATTTGCCGTTCTCTACAATCTGTTTTTTAGTTACGCCAAAATCTTGTGCAAATTTATTCTTAGAGTGGTAATCATAACCATCTCTTATCATTTTATTACTTTTTGTTCTAAAAAGCAAATAAAAAATTGAATCAGCTCTGCCGTTAAATAAAGTACCCGTAAGTGAAAGCGTTTTCCATACATTACGGCAAATATCGGCAAATGCCTTGCCTTGCAAAGTTTCATTGGCGAGTTCATGTACTTCATCAGCAATAAGATAGTCTATTTCATGCTTAAAATGCTTTCTGATGTATTCGCCAATGCTAAATTTTACAGGTGCTTGCGGAGATGGCAAAGTGCCGTTTTTATATTTTTTATAACTTGCTTCAAAGTTGCTCGGTTTCTCAGTATCTTGGTTAGCCAATAGTTCGACAGCCTTTTTATGATACCAACCGTCTTGAAACTTTACCCAATCACCTGTATTATTCTTATTAAGCGTTGTCCATAGCTTTTCATTACATACGACGCAAGCATCATTTTTACTATTTTCTTTTTCAAAGAATGTAAGCGGAGCATTGCTATAATGTTCGTATTGCTTACCTTTTGCATAACTCTCTATTTTATCTTTTACTTGAATGATAGAATTGCAATGCGGGCATACGAAAACGGGTCCAGTAAAAGTCATTTTAAAGTTTGCAGCAGGTCTTTTACTATAAGAGGATTTTACAATATCCTTCGATACGACTATCCATAAAGAGCGTTTTCTCGTCTTATCCTTTATTTTATCCTCAAGTTTAATAAAATCGCCTAAAGAATTAATTACTATACATTCTGACATAGGAGCGAGCATATCAATTTCTTTCTTCCAACCAGATTCAGACATAATTTCTTCGCCATTCTTATCTTCCGTATTATTGCCTGTAATATGGCTTGGACACATAACTAAAGTTGTAAAAGCAGAGTTTTTATGCTTTTTTGCGTGGGCGCATATAGCTGCAATAGCCATACTTGTTTTGCCAGAACCGCACTCTGCTGATAAAATAGTATGCTTGGATTTGTCCATATTCTTTACTACGCCCTGAATGGCATTTTTCTGCTCATCGTAAAATACGATAGGCGACTTATATTTTATGATATTGTCTAAAGCATCTACGCTGTCGTCATAATCGTCTATTTCAGGATTAAATTTAGGCGTAAACTTATTTACTATTTTGTTGCTTAACGCGTCTTTATTTAAATCTAAATATTCATCTAAAGATTTTATAGTATCTAAGTTGGTTTCTACTTTAGAGCTGTTGCCAATAGTTATATAATTATTTTTCAACCCGTAGCTTATCATAGCTATTAAGCCGTCATGAGTAAAACGCACTACTCTTGCACTGTTAAAACCTCTATCGAAAACTGCATTATTTACTGCTGTGTCATCATTATATGTGCAAGACGCAACATAATCTCTGCCATTCGCAAAGGCTTCTCTTAAAATATATACCGTCCATTCTTTTAAAAATGGAACGGTACTTATTCTGCTGATTTCGTTATAAAACATATTGATAACATCATCGGTTAATATTTCGTTCACGCTTAAATATCCTGCGTTCTTCCCTGCTTGCAAGAACAGCGGAATATAATATATTTTGCTATTTTTTTCTTTGTTATTATTATTTCTGCCAGTGTTTACCGTATAACCTCTTAGCATAATGATGATATGACTAATTTCATTATTGATTTTAGTGATTTTATAATTATATCTTTCTTTTATTAAAAAATAATTATCCCACGCAACAGTAAATTTTTTATTTAAAATGCTTTTTATGTTTTTATGCTTGCCGACTGCCGACAAATAGACAAGTTCGTTATTGCATTTTATAATCGAGTTTGCATAGCCTAAAATTGTTTTTGTTGCGGAATCAGAATATATTTCTTTCAAGATACGTTCTCTCCTTTCTTAATATCTGTCGCTATTTCTAAACATTCCGTTTCTAGTTTCAAGCGGTACGCCTATTTCTTCAATAATCGGCTCATTTATGCCTTCTACCATGGTATCCATGCCGATGCTGTTATATACTCCAGTAGGCGTAAAATAGTTTATTTCTACGGTATTTGTGTTAGTTACTTCCTCCGTTATACTGTCAGAAACACTCTCGTCTGTAGCGTAATTTACAGTTTTCTTTATTACGTCAGTTTTGTATGAGCAGCCTTTTATGACGTGTTTATAGCCGTATTCGTCTGTAATAATGCCGTCAGCTATTCCAGAAGCTAAAGCTAATCCTACTTGACCAGACGATAAAGGCAATATTGGTTTAATGTCGGCGTCGCTGCGTTCTTTTTTATATTCGTCTAATACTTCTTGTGATGTAGTCATTCCTCTTAATAAAAACGCATACTGTGTCAAGTCAACTTTTTCGCCATAAAAAGAGTGTATTTGCCTAGCTTGTGTTGTATCGCGATTAAAGCACTCTATATCATATCCGCAATAATCCAATAGCTGTAAGTCAATATCGCTATTTTCTGTTTCTTCGCTGAATATCGTGCCGTCTAAATAACTTTTATATATATTATTTAGGATATTTAAATCACCGCGTTCGTCAAATCTGTCAGCTATTTCCGTTTCAGTTTTAGCGCGGAATACAAACAACGCTATATTCTTATCAAGTTTAGGAAAAGCGTAGGCATACATTAAAGAAAACCTACGCGCTAAAAATGTCGTTACAGGTTCATGCAGTCTAAAGAACGGCATTATAATAGCAAAAAGACCATTTTGCTTAACGTATTTATATACCTTAGATAAATATTTGTATTCGATATACGCTTTCTTGTCATATAAATCATCTGTTTCATCGTAGCTAATAGAACGTGTAATTTGTACAGGTAAAGTGAATAATACAGCGTCAAATGCTTCGTTTGTTATAGTTGCTTTTAAAAAGTCGCCAACTGCTACTTTCTTAAATAAATGCCTATCTAATATTTCTGGTTGGTCTTGCGATACTGCGTATATTTGCGCGTGATTATTTACGTTGTTCTGAAATTCCTCAATACTGCTATTATACATTGTCGTATACTGAACAAGCACATTAAAATCTCTACTGATTTCTCTATTGTTTTTATTCAGCATTGTATTAGCTAATTCGCCCAATGCTAAATTGCTTATATTGCACGTTGTAGTATCGCGCGCATTTACTGCTTGAATGTCGTATTGGGCGCATAAAGACATTTTTAGCTGATATTCAGTAGAATACAGAGAAACTAAATTAAATATTGAATCGTATGCTAAAAACAGCGCATCTAAAATATTTTCATCAGCCGAAGAATAAAATCCTTCGTTATTAGCTTGAGTGTTATCTTCTTGCGGCTCTTTTAATCTTTGTAAAATATTAGATACAGTATTTTCTATTCTTTCTAAACTTGTCTGTATAGCGTCTGTCGTTAATCTAATCTGTCTTGTATAGCGTTCATTGTCATTACAGCGTTCGGAAATTATTGATAGTTCTTTTTGCGCGTGGATAAATCTTTTTTGCCAATCTTTAACCATTACGTTTAAATTATTTACTGAGGACGTGTTTTTTGAAATTTCAGCAGCATTACTCAGATTTTGCATAGTGGTGCTTATTTCGGACGACAATTTATTTAATTCTCTTGTTCTTATAACAGTGTCAGTGTTCATATTTTTTATTATCCTCCTTTTCTTGTCTTGAAAGTCATAATAGGAGTTTTGAAATAAAATCTCTCTATTTGATTTAGGGTACTGTCTATACTGATAATATCCTTAGATTCTTTTAATTCTCTGTCTTTTCTTATAGTCATATATTTGACCATTTGTTCTTTTACGGGCGTATTTTCAATATTATTAAAAGCCCCGTTCAATATTGCGATATATTGCGGAGTTTTATTGCAGCCCTTTTTGCCTACAAAAAAGTCATGATATTCTTGTAGGCTGTTAAAAGGAATGCCAGCAGACATTACGTTATAGCTTTTCTTTCCGATTCCCTGCACAGCAGAGAAACCTATTCTTATTTTACCATCTTCAACGGTAAAATTCCATGATGATTTATTAATGTCTAACGGCAGGAACGCGATATTTTTATCTATAATCTCCTTTATAATTTCGCGCTTAATTCTTTCGTCTTTCTTTTTCTCGAATATATGCGTTAAAAATGCAGCCATAAATTCAGTAGGATAATGAACCTTTAGCCATGCTGACAAATAAGTCATAACTGCATAGCACGTTGCATGAGATACGTTAAAAGAATATTTGCCGCTATCTTCAATGTTTTTCCATACTCTTTGGGCTATATTTAAAGGTATTCCTTTATTTATTGCGCAAGAGATTAATTTTTCTTTATACTCCTTTATTTTATTAATTTTCTTTTTAGCACAGGCTTTTAATAAATGATAGCCAGTATCCAAGTCAAAGCCAAAAGCCACTGCTAAAAGCATTATTTGTTCTTGATAAATAGGTATACAGAAAGTATTCTTCGTTACTTCATAATATTCTTTGCATAATGGTTCAATAACGCCTTTATGATTTAATATTTTGATATATTTTTTATCAAGTCCAGACGCTATACATGGACCTCTGACGAGCGCGAGGCAGGCAGCTAATTCATCTAAGCTGTGCGGGTGCAAAGATGGCATACGGCTTTTATATGTGTAAGAGGATATTTGAAATATTCCTGATGTTAGTTCGGACGAAATTAACTGCCAAACTTTTTCGTCATTATAAAAATCCTCATTCTCTAAATCAATCTCCTTTTCGCTTATATTTGCCATCTTTAAAGTGTCGTCTACATAGCTTATTGTGCTTAACGCCAATAAGTCAAATTTTACGGCAAAATTCTCTATGCTTTCTTTAGTAAGCGTAGATACTAATATTTTTCCTTCTTCGCCGTCCTCATCTGTTTTTTGTCTTGCAAGCGGAATAACCGTGCTTAAATCCTTTGGGCTTATTATAATTCCTGCGGCATGGACAGAACTTGCTTTAGGGAAACCCTCCATTTTTATGGCTACATCGAATAATTCTTTATGCTTGTTTCGCATCGCTTTTAAAGAATCAAAATAATCGAGTGCTTCATCGAGAGTTGGCTCTACCATTGTAGTATCACCAGATTCATCAGTTTTGGCTATTCTTTTAATATGCTTGCATATTTCATCGTTTACATAGTTTGAATCCATGCCTAACACTCTGCCTGCATCTTTAATAGCCTGTCTTGCTTTTCTTAATTGCAAGGTATAGACTTTAGAACAATGATTAAAGCCGTATCTTTCAACGACTAACTGCTGCAATAAACCTCTTTTCTTTGCGTCAATATCTAAGTCTATATCTGGTAATCCTGCTCTGTTTACTGACAAAAACCTTTCAAACATAAGATTATGCTTTATCGGGTCAACTCTCGTTATTCCTAATAAAAAACTAACGAGAGAGCCGCCACAGCTCCCTCGTCCTGTTCCTATTGCAATATTGTTCTTTTTTGCCGTATCTATTATGTCTTTAATTATCAAGAAGTAATCGTCGAACTGCATTTTATGAATCGTATCTAATTCCATTAATAATCTTGGAGTGTATTTGTGCGGTTCTTCTACTCTGTTGATTATAAAATTTAGTCTTTTTGTACAATGCTCTAATAGAACCTGCTGCGAAGTTTTTCCTTCTGGCAGAAAATCTTTAAATGACGGCATACTCAGTTCTATATCCATTTTACCATCGCACATATCAGCAATTCGCTCTGTATTTAATATTGCTTCGTCTATGACCTTTTCCGTAACGTATTTATCATCGTATACTACATGGCTCTTTAATTCATCTTCTGCCATAAGATAATATATTTTATCTGGATAAATTAATTCATCAGCTTTACTTTTTGCCAAACCTGCGTTGCATGACGCAACATGATAATTGTGCATCAAATAATCTTCTTTATTTAAATAATGTACATCGTTTGTTATTACAAGTTTGGTATTTGTTTTATGCGCAAGGTAAACTAATGCTTTATTCACGAAAATCTGTTCTTTAAAATTGCCTATTTGCAATTCTAAATAAAAATCATGGAATATGTTTTTATATTCGTTGATTTTCTTAACGCATTTATTTACCCAATCTTTATCGTTTAATATTGTCTGCGGTATTTCCCCTCCTACGCAAGCAGACAATGCTATTATATTTTTGCCGTACTTAGATAATACGAATAAGTCTGTTCTTGGTCTTTTATCGAATAAACCGTTTATTTGAGCGTCATTGTGAATTGCTATTAAGTCTTTTACGCCTTGGCTGTTGATAGCCAATAAAACAAGGTGATAATTCCTGTAATTCTTTTCTCTTAATTCAGCTTTATTTTTAATGTTTCTATCCTGCGTTACATAAGCTTCCATACCGATAATAGGCTTTATATCGTTTTTCTTACAAACTTGATAAAAGTCATATATATTGGATAATGAACCATGGTCAGTCATAGCTATTGCAGGAATATTTAAAGACTTGACTTTTTTAATGGCATCTTCCGTTATGAGGGTTGAATCTCCTATACTGCCATTTGTATAGTGATTATGAAGCGAAATGTACAAAATAATATAGCCCCTTTCTCTATTTATTTTTTTTAAAAATTACACGACAGCTTTTTTCTTAACTCTCGCGTTATTAGCCCTGCGTTTTTCTACACACTTTCGTATGTATTCTTTTTGTTCTTCGTCAGCATTATTAAATGTTTCGCTTACTTTTAAATCTGTCCTTATCCTTGGCATATATGTCCTGTTTTCACTTGAACGTTCTGCTATATGTTTGCCTATGCTTTTGCTTGCCGATTGAAGTTTTGCGAAAGCGTCACTATGCTCTTTAACAAATGCGGCAATAGGTCGCAAATCTTCTTCTAATTCCTTATATGCCCTCCTTCTTTGCAATACTTGCTGCATTTGCTTATGGCGAAGCCAGCCGTTGTAGACATTTTCATATATGATTTCTGCTTCATGCAATAAATCATTGCGTTCCTTTTCTGCGTTACCTATTTCAGTTACAATATGATTATAAGCATCTTTAACCAACGACATTACCTCTACACAGTCTTTTACTTTATCATAGAAGTTTTCAAACGGAGCGGTCATTTTATCGTTCTGCTTATAATAATCTATATCTGCGCGAAGATTATTTTTTACGTTAGCCGATTTCTTTTTATCCTGCTCTTTTTTCGTTTCTTGCTTTTTAACTTCTGCTTTATTAGCTGATTTATTATTTTTCTTAGACTTCTTTTTTGAGGTTGTCTGTTTAGCTGCGGCTTCGATATTTTTATCTATATCTATAACAGCTTTTGTTTCTGTATTCGTTGTGCCAGTTACAGCCGCTTCTTTTTCTGTTTCCGTATTTTTATCATTGTTAATAGTTGATACAGCAATAGCTTTTTTAATCGTTTCTTTCATATCTGCTTTCTTCTCACTATTTAATTTCTGGAATACATCTTCTAAATGCTTATTTTCTTTAAATTTCATCTTTCTGATTGATTTCGTTGTTTTAGACATATTTATAGTCCCACCATTTTAAATTTTCGTTCTCTCGCTTTCTCTCTTACAAATTTATAGCTATTCTATTTTTTATTGCTTATTTAATCAGTCAAATCTCGCCATGGAGTATTTCTTGCGTCTATCATTTTTCCTTGATAGCTTTGCAGCAGCCAAAAAGCGTAATCAATTACTTTTTTAATTTCTTTTATTGGGTCGTCTTTTTTGCCGCACCGAGATACATATTTGATTATGTCCTTTTTGCAAGAACCGCGAAATTCTTCGACTGTTAAAGCTAATTGACAATATTCAATAGGTTGAATATCTCCTTGGTAATGAGAGTTCAAGTCATTATTCTTCTCTATTTCCTTCTCCTTCTTTCTAAATAGTTTTCTCTAATTTTCTCTGTAATTTTTGTAAAACCATTCGTTATATGCTCGATAACGTTCTTTTATATCGAATAGGTTTACGTCTTTATTATCCTGTATGAATTTATCTATAAATTTGCAGGACTTAAATTCTGGACAGCCCATTCTATATATACAGTTAGGCACAAGTACGTTAGCAGCTTCTTTTTCTCCTTCGTTGTAAAGTGCGACTTTAAAATCTTCTGCATATGCTTTTGTTTTCTTATGTGCCATAAAGCATAGTCTTTTGCGTTCTGTATCTATCAAATTTTGCATATTTGCTACGCCATCAAAATTTACTTCTATACCTTGCGGCATTTCATCTCTTGACGCATATTCGCTATCAAATCTATCATCGCGATGAGTAGAAACGAATTTTTCCCACTTATGACGCACCCAATGGACGGCTATCCAAGACTTCATTTTATTCCAAGACCAATCTACATTTAATAGCCGAATAGGCGTATGTTCTGAAATAAGAATATTCTCCTTAAATTCATCAGTTACGGCTTTATCGGAATAATCCTTATTGACTGTTGTTCTGCATTTATTTTTTACGTTTACCCAATCAAAATCAATTTTATTGAATTTTGTCTTCATATAATCACTTCTTTCTTTTTTTAATTATTTCAGTATGATATAATTAACCTTATACATACTTTTTTAAAAGCGGAGGTGCTTTTCCCCATGTCTGATACTAAAATAATTGTTTTCGCAAACGATAAAGGCGGTAACGGCAAAACAACGTGCGCTGTTAATCTGGCATATATAGCGGCTCTTAATAAATATAAAGTCCTTTTAATTGATGCCGATGCACAATGCAACGCTACCGACAGATTAAACGTCAATCGTCTTGAAACCACCGATAAGACAATATATGAATACTTCTTTAACAACGCCGATAATAAAAGCATTTCAGAATACATAGCAGAATCATGCTATAAAAATCTTGACATTTTGATTGGCGATTTTCGTTTTAACAGCATTGACGCTGACGTAGAAATATGCCAAAATGGTCCTCGCAATAATAAGCATTATTATATAGACCTAGAGAAAGACCTTCGTAATAATTGCGATTACGATATAGTCTTTATTGATACTCACCCAAGTTCTACTGACAGAATAAAGCCTATTTTTGAGGTAGCTGATTATATTTTAATTCCTACTGATTTAGACGGGCAAAGCGATACAGGCGGCATGAGATTGATTGATTACGTTGATACGCTCAGAAGATATAACGCTGCCAAAACACAGTTTATTGGCTTTATTCCTTACAGACTGGATAAGCGTACAAGCATATATAAAGACGTTATTCCAGAACTCAAAAAGAATTATTCTGTATTTGAAACTGTTATACCGCAATCTGAAAGCGTTAAACAAAGCGTAAGGGTTCATCAGCCTACTATAAAGTTTGCTCCATCAGCTAAAGTATCTAAGGCTTTTAAAGATTTATTCAAGGAGGTTGCAATTAAAATTGGCTAAAAAACATAATTTTTCATACAGCTCTTTAAACAGTAACGGAAGTGTGCAGCTTGGCAATAAAATGTTTCAGCACCAAGCATTTGAACACAGCAAAGACATTGGAGCGCGTGAAAAGACTAAATTAAATCTCGTCTACAACGAATCACAGCTTAATAAAACGGCTGTCGAAATTGAAGCTGCTAAACAGGAATATCAATCGTCCTCTATTGAAGATGTAATTGTTGATTTAGTTGGAGGTTCTAAAAAAGATTCTACCGTTAATATTCCAATAGATTCTCTCGTATTTTGCCGCGATGATTGGAATACGTTTTCTGAATTTCCGCATGACCGCAAAATAGAACTTATTGAATCTATAATCAAATTCGGCGTATTTCACAATATCGTTGTTCGCGCTACTGATAAAGACAATAATAAGTTTGAGGTCTTGTCTGGCAATAACCGTACGCAGGCTATGTTTGACGCCAGAGAAATTACTAAAGATGAAAGTAAATTTTCGACCATTCCTGCTAAAGTATATCTCCACGGAGAAATATCTGATGAAGATGCTCATGCTATCGTTATTATGAGCAATTATATTGACCGTAAAGAACTCTCTGTTAAGGACAAATTATCAAGCAATATTTTCTTGTACAATTACTATCAAAAACAGAAAGAGCAAGGCAAAACCAAGATAAATAATATTGCTCAATACCTTTCTAAAAAGGCTAATATCAGCGAAAGCTCTTTTTATAAACAAGTCGGGTTAAGAAGTCTTATTCCTGAGTTTTTCGCTATGTTAAGCAACAAGCAATTAAAATTTACTACTGCTGTTAAGCTGTGCAAATTGCCTTCCGAATACCAAGAAGAATTATTTAACAATTATAAAGACGATAACAAAATGCTTGTTAAATCATGCTCTATATATAATAAAGCTAATGATTCAGACATTGGGACACCTAATGATTTAATCATTCAAGCGTCAGAAGCGTTAATACCTTCTGAAAAAGAAAAGCAGAAAATCGAAATCTCCGAAAGGACATATTCAATCACTGCTTCTCGTCAGAAAGATGTCAACGAGTTCGGATTTCTTTTATTTGTTCCTAAAGACCATGCCGAAGAAATTCGCAAACGCATTGAAGAATATATTGTTTCCGTAATGGATTGATTATCAGAAAAGGCAGCGTTTTACAATGCTGCCTTTATTCTTATTTAACGTGCTTTACTCTGTCTTTGAGTTCAGCGCGCTTGCCATTATTCCATCTGTCTACTGTACCAGTAAGATAGCCAGTAATGCGTCTGATACGTTCAAATTTAGTACCCTGTACTGCGTAATCAATATCTACATCATCGCTATCTTCTTTAAACGTAAGAGTTAAAGACAACAGCTTTTCGCCTTCGCCAAGCATACCGTTAATTCTTTCGATATACTTTTCCTTTAATTCGTCATTAATTTCTAAATTAGATTTGAATTTAATATTTTCGCTCATTACTTTTATTATTCCTCAATTCTTTTTATGGTAGTATGTCTTATTTCCGTTTCTTTTCTATGGCAGCAAGGACATTCATTATTTATTATTCCTGTATAGCCGCACTTAGAATCTCTATCTATCGGGTGATTTATTGAACCATAGCCAATATTTTGTTCTTTCATGTATCTAATGACGGTTTTAAACGATTCGATATTGTTTGTCGGGTCGCCGTCAAATTCTACATACGTTATATGACCGCCGTTAGTTAAGGAGTGATAAGGTGCTTCTATCGCTATTTTATTAGCCGCATTAATTTTGTAATACGGAGGAACGTGGAATGAGTTAGTCAAATAATCTTTGTCCGTAACTCCTTCGATAATTCCAAACTGTTCCTGCAATAACTTAGCAGCACGTCCCGTAAGTCCTTCGGCTGGCGTAGCTAAAAGTGCGAAGTTTAAATGCGTTTCTTCGGTAAACTTATCCGTCATATCTCTCATATGAGAAATAATCTTTAAGCCTAATTCTCTTGCATTTTCATCTTCACCATGGTGCTTTCCTACCAAAGCTATTAAAGTTTCAGCAAGACCAATAAAGCCTATACTAAGTGAACCATGCTTTAATACTTCTCTAACGGTATCTTCTGGGTGCAGCTTTTCGCTGTCAAGCCATACGCCCTGCCCCATTAAAAATGGATAATTGAAGGCGTATCTATTAGACTGTATCTTTAATCTATGCAATAATTGTCTTTTGCATAATTCAAGATAAAAGTCTAATTTTTCAAAGAACGTATCAATATTATGGTCTGATTCAATAGCAAGCTTCGGCAATATAATAGTTGTAAAACTTAAATTGCCTCGGCTTGTACAAATCTCTGGACCATTTACGTTGCTTATAGTCCTTGTGCGACAGCCCATGTAAGCTATTTCAGTATCAATATTGCCTTTTTTATAATATTTAAGGTTAAACGGCGAATCTATAAAGCTGAAATTAGGAAATAATCTCTTTGCCGATGTTTCCATGGCAAGTTCAAATAAATCATAATTCGGGTCGCCTTCGTTAAAGTTAATGCCTTCTTTAACTTTAAATATCTGTACAGGAAATATAGGAGTTTCATTATGACCTAAGCCTGCCTGCGTAGCAAGCAAAAGGTTTCTAATGACCATTCTTCCTTCTGGTGACGTATCTGTGCCGTAATTTATTGAACTGAACGGTACTTGACCGCCGCTCCTTGAATGAAGCGTATTGAGATTATGCACGAATCCTTCCATGGCTTGATAGCAAGCCTTATCGGTTTCGCTTAAAGCTACGTTATATGCTTTTTCTATTTTGGCGTAATCAAGAAGATTTTCTTTTTGAAATTCAAAGATAATATCTTTACAGTCTATTGTAGTAATAAAACTTAATACTTTTTCAACAAACTGTTCTGGAATAGAAAGAATTAAGCATACTTTCTTAAATTCTTTCTTAAATGTTTTTACAATGCCATCAGCCATATAATAATCAAATGCAGGAATTGCTTGTCCTCCGTGCATTTCATTTTGATTGGCTTGTAAGGCTATTGCTGCTAAAGACGCATATGAAGCAATACTATTTGGTGTTCTTAAATACCCATGACCTGTGCTAAAACCGTTCTTATATAACTTGCTTAAATCTATCTGACAGCACGTTTCTGTAAGACCGTAGAAGTCTTTGTCGTGAATATGTATATAGCCATTAATGTGTGCTTCTGCAATATCTTTAGGCAAAATGTAATGGTCGATGAAATAGTTAGACGTTGTAGTGCCGTATTTGAGCATAGCTCCCATAGCCGTATCAGTATTGATATTGGCATTATCGCGCTTATCGTTTACATCTTCTGATGATTTAAACGTAATATCATACATCGCCGACATAAGGTTTTTCATGTTCTCTCTTGCTTTATCATGCTCACTACGATATATGATATAAGCACGAGCCGTATCTTTATAGTTGCTGCTCATCAACGCATTTTCTACTATTGTCTGAATTTCAGCGACCGTATAAACGTCCTTATTTTTAGTTGCGAGATTCTTTAGCGTTTTCTTTAATATATTGCTTATTCTGACGCTTTCGCCTGAACTTATTGACGCTTTTTTAACAGCTTCATAAATCCTATCTTCATCAAAGTCAACGATAGAGCCGTCTCGCTTCTGCACATATTTAGTTTCTTTTACGTTATTCATGTTATTTAGTGTCTAAAGTGGCTTGAATAATGAATTTTGCCCAGCTTTCAAATTTTAAGTAATTATTCAAAAGCTGCTCCTTATTAAGCCACATTCCTTTTAAATTATAGATTTCTTTTACTTGAACTTTTTCTTTATCCTCGTTTTTGACAACGATTTTATACACTATTCCTAAATGGTCTGGTGTCGAAGAAGCTAAATCTCTTACAGTGCCTACATATTCAAATTTTGGAGCATCGTAAGGGAATATTATTTCTTCGTTTAATTCTCGGCGCATAGCGGCTTCTAAGTTCCCTTCATAGCCATCGCACGGGTTAATATGACCGCCAACGCCGATACTCAATTTTCCTTTTAAGCGTTCCTCGCCGCCTATGCGTTCAGTGATAAAGTATTCTTCATCTTCTGAAACGATATACGAATACGGAATAATTTGCTGAAAAGTCATATCGCCTTCGGCATCAGAACGAAGTATATATCGCCCTGCTGATAAGAATTTTAGATATTTTTTGTCAGTATTTTTTAAGCCGTTTTTTATATGTTCAGTATAATTAAACGGTACGATATATACTTGTTCATCGCCGTACTTTTCAACAAGTTTTTTACGCTGTTCAAAAGTTTTTAGATTCATTTTCTAATCTTTAGATTAATAACGAACCTTCGACTTAAACTTCAATACGTCATGTGCCGCAATAGTAATGCTTTCGCCTGTCTTTGGATTGCGACCTGCTCTTTCTTTTACATGATTCTTTTCAAATGTGCCAAATTCTTTAATTGTTATTGCCGTATCTTCTGCACAGCTTTCTTCAATTACGTTGAACGTAGCTTTGATAATTTCTTCGACAGTATTTTCTTTGACTTTTTCTTTTACTAATTTACTTAATTCTGTTACACCAATTCTTTTTTTCATAATAAAAACTCACTACTTTCTTTTTTTAATTTAACTCTCTTGTTCTCTTGTACACTATATTGTTTTGACAGCTTATTTCGCCAACAAGTCCATTTTGCTATTTAATGCAGAATAATAGCATACATCGCAGGTGTCTACTAATTCTTGCTTAGTTTCAGGATAATGTATAGCAGAAAGCGTAGTAACACACGGGCTATTTTTATTCAAACTCGTGTATTTTGGCTTAAAGTACGAAGAAATACATTTCAAATATATCTTTTCTTTTTCATATCCTGCATTGTTTTTATCGACTATGCCTAAGTTTTTGTAACGATTACTAATTACAAGTTTTATGTCGTCATTCGGTTTTACATCGCTAACATAAAAATTGCCTGCATTAGGTTGTCCGCTTATAATCTGCTTTAAATGCTCTGCATTAATATCTTCTATATTACACCGTTTTTTATTCATAAACTTTGTAAATTCAGATAAGACGTGGGTAACTTGGCAGCTATCAACTTTTTCTGTGCTTATTTCCAATTTTACATCACTCCTTCCGTGAACTACCCCACTTTACAGAAATGGGGCTTCTAGGATGTTAATACACCTATTTAAGAAGTTTGGTATTTAAGTTTCCACCTATTACTAGGCAACCCTTATTCTTACAGGCGTGTCCACTTCGCCTCTACCGTATAAGATGGTTAAATCTACAACATTACTTTTTCTTAAAATATTTAATGCTCCGTTTACATCAGCATTCAAATATTTTCCATTACTGCATCTATACATTCCACGATAAATACGTATTCCGCTGAATGTATAAGTTTTAGGATTATCACTATTGTATACAGGGATTTCGTCTTTATCCCAAAAAGATGCTTTTGAGGTATAACTTTCTTCCTGTTTGACATAGGTTATCCCGTTGAGTTTACAGAGATATTCCAGCTTTTTACGAAATTTACCATACGAAATATTTACAAAAGATTGGTTATTTTGTTTTCCCATTTTTGTATTACGCTGAAAGGTTTCGTTATAGCCAACCACAAGTGTTCCTATATCGTTTGCTACACAGTAGTTGATTATCTTTCTGGCAACTTTGCTCATATAATCGTTTACTTTATTGTTTCGATTACGGGCAAGAGCTTTTTGTCTGTTTGTCGGTTTTTTGCCAAAATTCTGTTTGTCTTTTATACTCTGTAAACGGGCATTTTCTTTATTGAACCATTGATTGATGGATTTCAGTCTTTTTCCGTCAATGATGAACGTTTTTCCCTCGCTTGATACTGCGGTTACAAGATTGTTTATTCCAAGGTCAAGTGCCAGTGCATTTGATTGGTTCAGATTTCTTTGAATACATTCAGCTTCATAGATATACTGAATTTCAAAGAACCTAGCATTTGCTTTTGGAATGATGCGAATTTCTTTTACTTTTTTATCGAGCAAAATAGGTGGAATCGTTA